GATTGTATGGCAGCGACCAAGGAAGAACTAGCTGAGATTCTCGGTGAAGTGGAGAGCGACGCCGACAAGCAGCACTGGTTCACGCAGTCTGCACGACGCGACATCGTGCAGATCATCGAGATGGCAGCCGAACTCAAGATGGAGTCACTGCGACTCTACGAACCGACGCCCATTCAAGAGCAGTACCACGCTTCCAACGTCAAGGAACTGCTGTTCTCGAAGGGGAATCAGGTCGGCGGAAGCCTTGCCGGATTCGCGGAGGATGCCCGCGCTGTAACAGGGCAAGACCCGTACAACAAGTACCCGAAGAAGAACGGTGTCTGCGTGTGCCTTGGGTACGGCGAAGGGCACATCGGTCGCGTGATCCACAAGTACCTGTTCCGCTTCGGCGCGTTCGAGATCATCCGCGACGATGAGACAGGTGAGTGGCGCACGTATCGACCGTGGCCACACGCTGAGATGCGGCTTGGCAGGTATGGAGACTTGGAGCGTGCGGAAGAAGCACGCCCTGCCCCGCCGCTGATCCCGAAGCGGTTCATGGTCGGCGAGCCGGTGTGGACGAAGAAAGGGATGCACGTCTTCTCGATGGCGACGCTGACAACGGGCTGGGAGATCCATGCCTTCAACTCGCAGGGCGTCAGCGAGCACGCACAGGGCTTCCAGTGCAACCTGTGGCACATCGACGAAGACGTGGCCACGGAAGGCTGGGTGGCGGAAGCGATCGGTCGTCTCTCGAAGCGTAAGGGCCTGCTCCGCTGGACGTGTATGCCGCACGCTCGCACTGACGACATCGTGATGATGTTGCAACGCGCCGAAGAAGAAGCGAAGAAGAAGCAACCGCGCACGGTTGCCATCTACGCGAGCATCGACGACAACCCGTTCCTGTCCGACGAGACGAAGGAAGAGAACAAGCGGATCTGGCGTTCGATGGGCGAAGAAGAGTACGAGCGCCGCGTGCATGGCAAGCTGATTATCGGTGGCCTGCGGATGTACCCCGGATTCGACGAGCGGTTGCACAGTGCCATTGTGCCGCTGTCGGCACAGGAAGAAGAAGCCGAGCGTGCCGGTCGGACGTATCGCTGCCCTGTGCAGAAGTTGCTGACGGCGAACATGGGCCAGATCCCCGACGACTGGACACTGTACTGGGGCATCGACCCCGGCCACACAGTTGCTGCCGGAGTCTGTGCCGCCCGCCCGCCCGAGACGCTTGGCGACTTCCTGGTCTTCTGCGACGAGATTTACATACCGCAGTGCGAAGGCGCGTCGGTGTTCGCCAAGGAGATGCTGCGGCACCTGGACGGGCACCCGATTCAGGAGTTCATCTTCGACTTCCACGGCGGGAAGTTGCGGAGTCTCGGCAGCAGTGAAGTGCCTGTCGAAGTCTGGGAGAAGGAGTTCAGCAAGGCAGGCATTGTCTGTCAGGCACGCGGCAGTCGCATGTTCCCCGGCTGTGACGACATCGCGCTGCGTGAGATGAAGGTGCGTGAAGGCTTGTTGATAAAGAACAAGGGGCAGCATCAGGGTTATCCGACGCTGCTGTTCATGCCCGACAAGGTGCCGAACCTTATCAACGAGATCAAGGGATTCAGGAAGAAGGTGGTGCGGATCAAGGGGCGTGACATCGTGACGGATCAGGGCGATCGTCGCGCTCATACTCACGCCTTGGAAGCGTGCGAGTACCTTGTCGCTCACGGCTGCCCGTGGGTGAAACCGGCGATTAAGGTATCGCGGCTTTCGACAGTTGTGGATAGAATCAGAGCGGTGAACTCACGCTTGAGGAATTTGGCGTCTCGCACCGAGCAGGGTACTATGGGTGGTATCGTGTTGGGTCCGAGAGGAATACCCCCGAAGAAATGAGGCACAAAATGGAAGGCACATTGGAGTCCGTTTCCCCGTCGCAGGTTCACGAGAGTCGGCAGAAGTGGTCGATGCCGGAGTGCAACGTCGGTACGCCGGTCGTGTGGTACGAAGGCAATCGGCGCGACAGCCGCCCGTGGAGCGGGAACATCACGTTCGTCAACCGCCGCAACAAGACGGTCATTGTTCATATCCCCGGCCATCCGCAGGGCGAGAGCAAGGAGCAGTGCCGTCACGTCAGCGACCCCGTGCTGGCGCTCGGCAGGGACGTGGCAGACGGTGGCTGCTGGGACTTCTCGCTCGACTATCTGGAAACCAAGCAGCGACTGTCGGAGATCGAGGCCCGCCTTGCCGATGTCGAGCGCGGGCTGGCGACCAAGGCCCCCAGCCGCGACAACAAGAACCTGAAGGGCAGCAAAACGTCCGACTTCAAGATCCCCGAAGAAGACAAGTAACGGCACTACTTCTTCTGGGAGTGCTAGGGTCAATTTGACCCTTATACTCCCAGACGTGTGACACCCTGAAGGGTTACTGGCATGGCTGATCTTGACTATCCGCTGCGTGAGATTTGCGAAGCGTGGCGGCAGGTGGTTCGCATCGGGCGTGAGCAGCGTGACGAGCAGTTCGGGCAGTTTGCCAACGAACTGCGGAAGTTCTTCAACTCCGACCATCAGTTCATGTGGGAGGAGACGTACGCGCGTGGCAAGAGCGGGTATCTGAAGCGTGACTGTCAGATCCGTATGCCCGAGTTCAAGATCAGCATTAACAAGATAGCGGATGCGGTGGACCTGTACGGACCCGCGTTGATGCACCGCTATCCGACCGTCGCCGTGACGCCCGTGGTGCAGCCGATGGTGTCTCCTGTGAGTCTGATGATCGACGAGCAGGACGAGCAGCAGATGATGGAGTACCAGCAGATCCTGCTCGACCGAGAACTGACTGCGGAGCATCGGGAGACGGTAGCGGACATCGCCGCGAGCTACTTGAACTGGTTGCAGATCGAGCAGAAGAAGAAGCCCACGGCGCGCCTGACGATCACAGACGCGATCGTGACCGGACTCGGGCTGGTGTACCACGAGTTGTATTGGCCACGCGCCGGGCAATCGAAGTACCCGCGTTCCCGCTTCATCAAGTGGGAGCAGTACATCAAAGACCCGGATGCCGAGACGAACGAAGACGTGCAGTGGATCGCCGTCGAGTGGACAGCGCCGGTGAACCTTGTCGAGCGCAAGTTCAACCTGCCGCCCGGCACACTGAAGGGACACAAGCAGTCGCTGACATCGCAGACGAACGTGCGGTCGCAGCGTGACGCCAAGAGTCACAAGCGTGGCGGCAAGTCGTGGGACTTGATTACCTACACGGAAATCTTCTCGAAGAACGGATTCGGCGCACGCCTGAAGGTAAGCGACAAGTTGGACGATGAAGTCCGCGAACTGGTCGAGCAGTGGGGCGACTTCTGCTACATCGTCATCACGGACGACTGCGACTTCCCGCTGAACATGCCGACCGAAGCATTGCAGGCGACGACCGACGAGAACGGTCAGCCGCTGTCGGAAGAAGACTACATGGCGGGCCTGTTCGAGCGTGCTCATTGGCCCATCCCGTTCTACACGGACTCCGGTGGTGGCGAAGACTGGCCTGTCACGGAACTGAAGTTCAAGGTGGACGGGACGAGCAAGTGGCCCATCGGGATCTTCAAGCCGCTGATCGGCGAGATCATGTTCGTGAACTGGGCCATGTCGTTCCTGGCCGACCGCGTGGCCCTGCACTCGACCGACTACATCGGCATCGTGAAGGCGGCTGTCGAAGGTGTGAAGGAGCAGTTGGCGAACCAGAGTGGCCCGTTCCAGTTCATCGAAGTCGAGCAGGCGTGGGGGCAGCGGATCGACCAAGTGCTGTCCATCCTGCCCAAGCCGGACTTCACGGGTGAGATGTGGAAGATGATCGCCGAAGTCATGGAGATCATCGAGAAGGGGTCCGGCGTCACGGAGTTGCTGTACGGGTCCACGTCGCGTCAGATGCGATCGAGTGCCGAAGCACAGTTGCTGGGCGGCAACGCATCCATCCGACCGGACGACATGGCAGAGAAGACGGACGACTGGTACTCGCTGTGTGCCATGAAGGAGTGGCAGGCTGCCGTGTGGTTGCTGGACGGGCAGGACGTGATTGGCCCGCTGGGACCGGCAGGTGCGTGGGTCTTCGAGAACCGCATCGTGACCGAAGAGTTCATGGCGGTTGCAGCCGACTACAACTACCGCTTGGTGGCTGGCAGCGGTCGCAAGCCGAACAAGGCGAACCGCGTCAATGCGCTGGTGCAGTTGGGGCAGGTAGCGACTCCGTACTGGACGCAGTTGTTGCAGATGGGGATTGTCGGGCCATACAACCAGTGGGTCGTGGAGTCGGCGAAGGCGTTGGAGATCGACGACTACGAGAAGTTCACGGTCCCGACCGAGCAGTTGCAGGCGATGATCCAGCAGATGCAACAGCAGCAGCAGGAGCAGGAGAGTGCTGTGGATCAGCAGCAGGCTGCGGAGCGTCAGCAGGAGTTCGAACGCGAGCAGGAACGCAAGGACGCGGCGAACGTCGCCGACCTGTACTGGAAGGGCCAGAGTCAGGCGATGGACTTGCAGAGCGACTCAGCGAAGGTACAACTGAAGGCACTTCAGGAACTGCTGTCTGCCATTGGTGGTCAGGCAGCGTAACTCCCACCCAAGGAGAGTGTTCGATGACTGAAGATCACATTGATGAAGACGGGGCCACAGGAAGTTGGGTGGCGGAAGCGATTGAA